CATCATGGTAAATCTGTAGATCACCTCCAGTGGCATCACCGAAGGTCATCTTGTCGTTATCACCTAGTCTGATCTCTTGGGCAGCAGCACTGTCAACTGTAATTGTGGTACCATTAACCGTAAGGTTTCCGTTGATAGTTGCATCGCCAGTTACATCAGCAGCAGTTGTGCTTAGTGTAACCGCCTTTGAACCGATATAACCTACCATTATGTTTGCTCCAATACACTCAGAATAACGTCTGCTGAAGATGCAGTATTACTCGTAACAACCACTGTGTCAGTGGTCTCTAAGATGATCTTACCGTCTAGTACCGATAGACCTGACCCTGCTGGGATAGGTGCGTCTTTAACCACGTAGACTCCTGCACATTGTACATCTACTAGAATCTGTGCTGCTGTTACGTTAGCTACAGTTAAGCCAATTGTAACTGAAGTAGTAGATGATGGAACTGTGTAGACCGTAGTAGCGCTAGTTCCTACGCTTGCTGATGTATAGTTCTTAAAAGTATTTGCCATGTCTTACCCCAATGCTATTGCGAGTGCCAAGGCTTCACCAGCTTGGTCTACGTCTAGGTTTGTTCGTGTTGTAGCTGCATCTGTAACATCTAAAGAACCAGTGATAGACAGGCTAGAACCATAGTTGCCACTTGCGTCTAGATACATAAATCTACTTGCAGGGACTGTTATAAAAACCTGCTTATCACCAGAACCCCAACTTACAGCCGCGTCAGAATTCGAAGATTCGTATATTGTTGTTCTGGCAAGCGTAGTACCAGATGCCGTAAACGTACCTACACCAATTTCGTAGTCTGAGTTGTCGGTCACAACGTAGTAAACAGTATCACCATCACTGCAAACACTTGAGAAAGATTGATACCCAGTTACGGCACCCGCTAAAGTATATGTACCTGTCCCAGTTGTTGCCGTGCTTTCACGGACTCTGTCTGCTATGACCAATGCCATGTTTCACCTACGCAATCCGAATGATAGCGTTACTCGCATCTGCTGTTGGGAACTGGATAGTAAAGTCACCTGCAGTAGATGTTTTGTCTGAGCCAAAATCAAGAATGATAACGCTTTCTGTAGTGCTAGAGCCGCCACCTGTTGTGGTGTTGTAAAGCAACGCACCACGAGCTGTAATAGTAGCTGTAGAGAATGTTAGGTCAGCAAAGTCAGTAAACGCTGTTGTGCCTGACGTTGTCGGTGTAACATTTGTCAATGTACCGCCACCTGCTGTGTACCCAGTACCACTAACCTCGTTAGTCGCAGTGTAGTCAGTCGTGGCTGCCGTAAAAGACGCGCTGTTGTCATAAAGGGCCAACTTGAAAGTGTGGCCTGTAGAGTTTGTGAAGTCATGCTTCCCCTGTAAAAGCTCTTGCTTAAAAGAGGTACACATATAGTTACCAGTGAATGCCATTATAATCTCCTTATAGCTTCTGCTAGTTCAGGATGACCTGCATCCTTTATCGCATTATACACAGTTGTTCTATCACTGCGAATAGCTTCTCTCATATAAAAAGCTACAACCTTTTCCATCTGCTTCTTATATGCTTTTGCTTGGTCTCGAATAGCAGGGTGAGCGGTATCAGACACACTTATCAGCTTTTCGATACATCTTTCAGCGACTTCGTCTGGGGTGAAGCCTCTGTTTTCAGTTGTTACTACATCAATAACTGGAGCACTTGGGATATCAAACTTTATATTAAACATCACCCAAGCCGCCCATCTTTGTATTCATCTCTTTGAGACATTGTGCCAACCTTGAACAACGCCTGCATAGCATCATCATACTGTTGTCTATAAAGCTGCATGATGTCGGGATCGCCCTTCATGTAGGTATATGCCTCAACCAACGAACCGTTCAAAAGAGCAGTCTCGGCGTTTTCCCCTAGCCAAGATGTAGAAGCTGTAACGATGGATTCAGGATCATAGTAGTAATGCAGCTCAACCGTATAAGACGCATCGGGCGTTGGCCCTAATATAAAGTTCCCGTAATCTAAGTTATCATCGCCATCAAATTGACCGTAAAACCTCGGAAGCCCAGTCGTTGAACCAGGATATGCTTCACGGATAAAGTTAACATCTTTGTCGTATAGGTAGCTGTAATCACCAGAACCATCTACTACCGCTAGAGAAAACACAGCTAGGAAGTCTGTAGGTCTCTGCAGATATCTGTTTCCAGATGTTAGTGTACCTGTCACATTTTTACGAAGCTCTGGGATAGTAACAGTACGATATATCTTTTCTTCCGCCTGCCGTACAAACGTAGGAATGTTAGAAACAAAAGATGTTTCTTCGTACTCTGTATAATCCTTTATCGCTTGTACTAACTCAGAATAGTTCATTTGAACTTTTATCCCATCTTACTGTAGCTACCGCCACGGGTTGCTTTACCCATTCCACGACAGGAACCGCCGCCCATCATCTTCTTAACTTTACCGCCATAAGACTTGTTAACAACATGTTCATAATCTTCAGCTTCTGTTGGAGATGACGCGCTTTCAAACTTTAAGCGATTCTTACCTTTTCCTAGTCTCTTCTTTGGTGCTGGCATAATTCTATCCTTACGTTGTTGTAACGGTAACTCTTCCGACAGATGCTACCATATATTGCCCTGAATTTCCAACAGGCTTCCAGCCAAACAACTCTCTGCTTTCTTCCTGTGAAGCATCTGGTCTTGGATCCAACAGGGGCTGTTGGTCGAACACTTTCACTCTACCTAAAAAGTTTTGCGGATGGTCGGCATCTGCAACGTCTCTGCCTACACGAAGACCTGTTTTCTTCCCGTTAACAAACTCGTCAACAAGGTCTCTTAAAGGGTATCGAAACCCTGTCCTGTCGCAGAATCCAAAAGCATATTTACCTTTTGCGTAAGACATTAGCCACCTAACATAAACGTATCGTATGGAACAAACTTAATAGACGCAGTTTCAGTATCCTCACCAGCAGCAAGTTCAAACTGATATTCATACTCTTGCTTCAAGGGGGCCACACGACCTCCAAGTTCTGGCTTCTTCATTGCTATGTAGTAAGCTAACCCAGATGCAAGGCATGGAATAAATCTTGGTGGAACTGCGGCAGTTGTGCCAACACCAGAAGACAAACCATCTATGCCTTTTAATCTGTAGTAAGAAAGCGTGTAAGTATCTGTGCCATCTGGAACAGGCCATAGAGTTACTTTTGTCTCTGTAGCTAATCTTTCTACGAATATCTGGCTTGGTCTGCCTTGTGTATTCTTACTGGACTGCTGTGCATAAGTAGAAACAGATATGCGCTCAATACTGTAGTCGATCTGATTTGTCCCAGTGCCAGTTCGTATCTGATGCTCTATTAGGTCAATCGTATCAGTTGGCATTGTGTAAGTTGCCGTACCCGCTGTTAGAGACAAGGTGCCAGCATCGACTGTAAACAGGTTAAGGCCACGGTTCTGCCATTCCAGAAGAAGCAAATTCAAACTACGCCTTGCAGTTTTAAGATCGTACCCTGACTTCATTTCTAAGCCAGCACGTTCAAACGCTTCCTCAAATATTTCTGGTAAGTCAGGTACAACTACTGCCATTTACTTTTTCCTAAACCGTTTGGTTTTCTTTGCAATTTTTTTAGGTTGAGCCACATGCTGCTTACCTGCCTTAGTGCCTTTTCGTTTTGCTCTAGTGGTTGCAGCATATTCAGACTTGCTAAGAGACTTAATAGCCTTAGCAGGTAAATACCGTTCACCAGTCGCATTAGCGCCTTGTGTTGACGGCTTCCCACTTTTAGTGCGCCACTTCTGCTTTGTCCATTTTTTCAGACTCTTCTGTGACTTCTTTAGGGCCATTAATCTCTGTACCCTCCTCCTGCGGCCTTGTAACGCTTGGCTAACATCTGAGCCTTACGTGCAGACCATTGACCAGCTTTGCCGCCTTTAGACCCAGCCTTAATCTCGCTAAACAATCGCTTACGCAATGTAGGCTTCGTGTAGTTGCCTGCTGAGTTTACCGTAGATTTCTTTTTGGCTGGAGCTTTTTTCTTGGCTGGCATTATCTCATAGTGCCTTTCGTCTTACCGCGCACCGCGCATCCATCGCCACGGACTCTTCCGCCTTTAGCCATCTTCTTACCACTGGCAAGGCCAGCAATACCTAGCATTCCTGGAAGAGTGACCCCAGCTTTTTTTGCTAACCCTGGAAGAACACCCATAGACATGTCAAAGCCTTTTTTCTTTGCAAGCTCTGGCAAAATACCGCCAATCATTTTCTTCTTAACAGGTTTTTTCTTGTACATTGTACCACCTTTCATCTGACTTCCCATGTTTGCGCGGGATATAGTCATGATCCTTTCTTCCATTTAGTTGAGCTAGATTTTGTCTTACTTGGTGACCACTTGACCTTATCGGCCCAATAAGCCGCAGACATCTTGCCTTTGCTGATGTTCTTTGCGTGACGAGACTTAAAGGCTTTGCGCTGGCCCACAGTTTGATTTGTCTTCACACCCTGCTGACCAAAGCGAATAGTCTTTACCTTGTCACCTTCTTTAGCCACAACAATGTGTGACTTCTTTGGGTGATTGGGTGTACGCTTAGGCTTGTTGTAACCCGATACACCCGCTCTAGCTAACCGTGGGTCTTTCTTTTTCTTTTCAGGCATTACAGAGTATCCCCATTTCTAATCAGGTAAAAATCATATGCCGCTGTTACGCGAGCATTGTTTGATCTTACCGCAGCACGAACATCTATGTCTGATTTCTCAGGGATTCTAAACGGTACATGGAATTGATAGAAGTATTCTGCTGAAGACACCTCAAAGGTATGAGCAATTCGAAACGCTGTTTCACCACCATAACGGACGTAAAACTCTCCAGTAGCATCTGCCCCAGACTTAACGCTCATAACTCCCTGCGTAAGATACGCGGTATACCCCGCAGGTACAGTGTATACAGACATCAATGTCTGGCCTTTACCTGCAGTGATACGAGCTATAATTGTTGTGCTTATCTTTATGTCAATATTGCCGACATTTGTTGCAGAACCATTGTACATATAAGCGCGATAGACGCGGATAAATGACTTCGTTGTAGCGTTTCCTGTGGCACTTGTGAGAGTCACATTCTCTGTAATTACATTGTAATTTGCGTCGAGACCAACAATTGTAATTACCTTGTCTGCATCAGAAGCGCTTGCACGATCTACGGTAAGTGTTCCCGCACTTGTTAACGCAGACCAAGGATACAATGTATCATCTATGTCCCACACAGTTCCTGTTGTGTTTACAGACATCTCAGGGGTTGCACCAAACTTATGCTCACCAGAATGGTAAGCCACCTGTCCACGCGCAACTTGGAGTTCAAACGGCTCACTAGTGCCAACTCTTGTAATAGAACTTACTTCACGAGCCATGAGAACCTCTTAGTTATAAAATACAGTCAGTGCAGTTACAGCAGTGGCAACAGAAACATAGATATCACTTA